TTTTGTTCTATCTTTAACATCCATCAGGTTTAATAGGAAACGTGTTACGTTTTCAACGTCAGGATTATCTGCATTTTCCTCATGGAGTTCATTTATTGTCTCCCGCAATTCTGCCCATTTATCCGTTGTTGTCACCTCTCCAACTATTTAAATCACTAACTTTCTTTGATTTCCACTATTAGAAGTAAGATACAACAAGTAAGGCCTACCGCGGTGAACAGAAACACTGTGTATTCAGTGTTGCAGAACCATTCCAAGGGGCTCATACTTTTTCCCTTTTCAGATCACTAAGATCGTGCTGTACCTCGGACATTTTGCCTTCCAGAATGAATGTACGCTCAACGATGCTGTTGTGCTTGTCCACCTTCTTCTCCAGCTGTTCCAATCGATAAGCAATCAATCGTGCATTGGTTTCGCTCGCCTCTTTTGCTCCCTTGCGGTTTGCGGTATAGCTGATACATGCGACCACAATGTTCGAAATAACCGTTATGATCGCAACTGCTATTGATGTGTCCATCCACTATCCAACTTTCTTTTAATCTCGGCTTTCCCTAAATTCGACTTCCGCACGGGCGAACAAACTGGCGAAACTCTCAGCGTCTTCTTTTGATCCAACGGGCAACCATAGGCCATACACTCTGTATTTTTCTGGTATTTCCTCAGGCTCTTCAGGCTCGGTTTCCTGCGGATCAGCTTTTACAAGGAATTTGGTCATCATGTAGCCCACCTTGCCATCCGCAGAGATAAACGCCCATCCATCACCGACGTAAGCTGTAACAGTAACAATCGTGCCAATCGGTATGCGGTCAATTACGTTCGGTCTGCTGTCGTTTGGTTCTAACCGCAGGTTTACAGTATTTCCTTTTGGGGCATACACTTTTGCAGTACACGGCAAATCCACCATAGCATCATCCCCCTTCTCAGGTTTCGGTTCAGGTTCTTCCTTGTGTACAGAGATTTCAATCCAGCGGCTTTTCCCAAGCAGTGTCCACTGCTTATCGAGCGGAGTTTCTACCACGCATCCTTTTTCGCTAGATGAATGTATAACGGTTGTCGGACTCGTTACAAGCCCGACATGGTGCGGCTGTCCATCTGCTCCAAGCGGTTCCCCCTTAAAAGCCAGCATCCCCGCCTCTGCGCAGTAAATGCTGTCCTGTCTCCATGTGAGATGCCGATACTTGCCAGACGAATTGTAGGATGCCCACAGGCTTGCAGTCCCTGCATCGGTGTACTTTGGATCGCCGCCTTTGGCTACTCGGATTATTTTTTTAATCAGGTTGATGCAGTCCAATTCGGAATAAGGTGTTCCCAGTAATGACCGTGCCACCCTGATCGCTTCGCTTGTTTCAATCATTTCATCACAGCCTCGCGATCAGCTTCGCCACCGGGATCATCATTTTTCATCAGCTCCTTAATAACGTCTTCAAGGTCATTGCATACCGCGGCGACAATAAAACAGTTGCGCCTGCCAGTAACAGTTAAAGTGTCCATAGCCGCTATGCAGCTCTTAAGTTTCTCGATCATATTTACCCCACAGTTATTGCGTCAATTATGTCGCTAAGTGTTACGCTTTCTTCATGACCATTTCTATACCCTGTAAAAGTGATACCGCCAGAAGGCATTAGCACGATAGACGACCCTGTGTTAGTCCCAGAAGACAATTGCACATTGCCATCAGCTCTAATAATGGCCCTAACCCCACTATACAAATACAGGCCTTTAGGCACAGAGCTAATTTCAAAATGCTCAACACCGTCACTGCTCAGAGTTGTTCCTATAACTCCTATAGCGTTTTGCCCATGCCTAAACGTAGCTCCGTATAAAGTCCAGCCACTTACAGCGCTTCCAATAGAGCCAATATCCATTAAGAAATTTGGACAATCGACGTCATACAAAGTATCGCAGGCCATGCGTATATTTGCGCCAACGCTAATAATACCGCCGATAAATTTATTAGGAGTAACTGCGGTATCAAAAATCTTGAACCCATCTGCGGACATCACAGTCTTTGTGCGTATATTAGAGTTCGTGACTGTGATCCCATTCTCGCCAATCGTCGTAATGCCTGTCGCCGTATACCCGGAAGCGCCGATCTTCTGGAATGTAAGCGCGTAACTCTGCTCGTCTGTCTGAAGCCTGCTAAACAGCGTTTCGTTCTGGCCCAGGTTATTGATCCCAGTCTTCGTAGTCAGGACGTTGATCCCTTCCGCTCTGGCTGTGATCTCCGTAGAAATCTTGCCGAACAGCGTTTCGTTCTGTCCTAGGTTGTTTACCCCAGTTTTAGTGATCAATGCGTTGATGCCGTTCTCTCTGGCTGTGATCTCAGTCGCCAGCTCTTCTCCAAGCTCATTAACGCCTTTGAACTCTTTCTGCAGGGAGTCCGACATATCCTCCAGACGCAATCTGCCGAAGCGTCTGTAAATGTCGTCAAAGGTTTCCTCAAGCTGTGCGATAAACCGTTTTTCTTGCGTCCCCCATCCGGCAGGAACTCGTAGCGGCTCGTGCTGTTGAATCGTTGAATAATTACTGGACATAAGCGCCTCCTAGTCTGGATCGATCTCGGAGACAATAGAAATCCCGCTGACGATCCTGAAGACAGGCGTATTGTCCGCGGACTCGATTATCAATCTGAACCGCCTGCCTGATCCGCCGAAATGCAGGCGTTTCTGCTTCGCCTTCTTCCCGGCATCCGGCACGACGGCTTCAAGTGTCTTCACCTTCGTCTTCTTCTCCGTCTGGATTCCGATCTGCAACTTAACAGGCGCATCCTTAACCTCACAAAGGACGTAAACCTCAAAGCCACCCTTGACGATGGATTTGTTGGAAAGGTCGTTCCACGGAGTTACCCACCTGAGCCCTTTTGTGCTTGCCTGTCCTGTGGCCCAGCTGTCTTCCTGCCACAGCCACACCTTTCCGGGTGTGGTAGAGCTCGTGAAATACAGCCCGTTCTCTCCACCTAAAAAGGACTCGACGTACACGTCCGTCCGAAGCAGCCATGTCCTGTCCACGGAGTCGTAGATCAGCACTGCGTTATTGATCGTGCTGTCATCGATTGGAAAGGCGACATAATATTTCCCGCGCCACCAGACTGCGCAGGAATTACTGAGCGCCTCGTAATTCATGCGCGCCCATATGTTCTTACAGTACTCCTGAAGGAACGGATTGACAGACAGGCCGTCATACACGACAACACCCTGAGGCGAGAGCATGTAGATGGCCTCGTTGGCCACGGCAATGGTTTTCTCGTAGGGTGCGCCACCGCCGTATTGCTCTTTGAATGTGTACTCACCCGGGTCTGTGCCAAGGATACGCCACACTCTGGTGCGCTTGAAGGCGATCAGTTGAGAGCCGAATGACTTAAGAGCAGTGAAACTGTCACCGTCCCATGACGGCTGATTGATGTCTCCTGCTCCGTCCTCCGGCTGGCCCTCTGCCGCCCATGGGTCTTGTGGATCTGGGTCTGGCCCGTAGGCCCTCCAGTCAATAGGGATGCTAGGGTCTGTGCCGCCATAAGCCGCGGAATATACCAGCATGTCCGGGTCTTCCGGGATCGCCCCGCCCCAGATGCGCTCCGCGTAGCGCTCGATGACTCCGAACTTTTTCGGGGTCGGGATCGTGTCCACGCTCATGTCATCACCGCGCACCATGATCATCCCGTCCTCCGCATTGGACATCAAGAGCACGTCAACACTGGCCGGACTCCCTGACGGGTTGATCTCATAGGTCACCCACGACCACTTACTGCTGGCGTACGCATCGACTCCAGGCGGAAAAGAAAGCTGTGTCCAGGCGTCGTCAGTCGGGTGCATGTAGTACAGCTTCCCGCCGCTTGCTGCTATCAGAAGCTCCTTATCGTCTGGACCTGAGTACCATCTCCGATACAGTCTTGCCAGTGTCTCTATAGGATCGTCCAGCTCCGGCACGAGGAGCTGACAGGCCGCGGCAGGCTGGAGCACGCCGCCTACAGTCTCACAATTTACAGCGTCCGCTGTGTATCTTGGATCTGATGTAATATTGTCGCCATACTGCATCAGCCCCTTAAATTCCGGGATGACGCTTGTTGCGTCATAGCTCCCAATCGAATTGTATGACGCCATAAGCTCACCTCGGGATATTTATGAACTTTTTATGGTTACCTGTTGAACCACCTTCATTCATGACTTTAGCCAGGATCTCGTCACTGGATTGTCTGAATGGAAGCCCTCTGTTTTGCTTTTGTGGATTGCCGTTGCGATAGATGAGCCATGTTGCCCAATCCACAACGGCACGATGCGTCCACACAGGCGTCAGCGGCTCGTCGCTGTCCTCATGCAGCCTCGGCCATTCTGCACCGACTTCATCGGATGGGTGCACCTTAGCCCACGCATAGACAAGCCTGTCATACCCTTCATTGATGTAATCCACCAGGTAAGGCATGAAATCTCCCAGGTCATCTACGTCGTTGTTCGTTTGGAACATGATCATGTCCTTCATCTCTACAAGCAGCATGGTCCACCTCTAGATATTCGGATATTTATTCCGTAGCTGCAGGAATACCGGAACTGTTACCTCCACAGGCTCGCCGCGTTTCACATAAACCGGAAGCTCCCCATTGATGGTGACATGCTCATACGGATCAACTTTCATGCCGCTACCACTCTCTTCTGGATCAGGAAGGCGGATCATGACGCGCGGCGTATCGTCCTTATTAACGACTACTGGCGTTTCAGCCGTAATGCTGTTTTTGGGCATAAATATCTCCTTTCAAAAAAGGCCCTGCACAAAGCAGGGCCTTATCAATGTTTAATTAGGCAGCGGTTGCACCGCTCTCCAGACGGACGATAAAGTCATCCTGGAGAATAACAGAGCAGAATCCTTTTGCCTTCCAGGCAATAGTACCGCGCTGTTTGAGCGGATCCAGAGCACCGGAAGATCCCGGCGGGTTGATGATGATTTCCACGTTCCGGCCATTGCCGCCCAGCTCAATGGAACCGTAAGCATTCGGTCCATAAATCAGCGTGGAATACACAGGAGC